TGAGTCTAACTCCTTGCGTTCGCCTGGCATTGCCACGCCTGCTTGGGTTTGGATGAGCCGAAAACCCGACGTTATATAATCGTAATCAGCTGTAATCATGCCCTGGTATTGTTTTACTAGCTCAGGCACGGTAACAAGGGTGTTTGGAATGTTATAAGTGGGCTCACTAGCAGTGGCGTATGGTGCGTTCCAACGTGCTTCCTCTAATAATTGGGAGCTCCTGCGTGTCCAAGTTAGTATCATATCACAGTCTACTGCCCACTCGTGGTCTGCACCAAAGCATCTCTCACGTTGAGACATATTCAAATATCTATATGACTGTGCTGTTTTCATCTTATATGGAGGTACCGGAGGTAGAGCAATGGAAACGTCATTTGCAGCATAAATTCTATGTGCTGTATCGGTTTTGGGGTGTTGATAGTGTAGATTATACCCGTTCCATCTAGCTAGGACACCCATTCCCCATAAGTCATTGTAATTATAAGCTGTTCTGGCTATCCCATACTCATCCTTGCCTACTGCAGCATTTATAGTGAACACTGCCGCATATGGTGTCCCTAACATTAGACTGCCGGATAAGCCAACTATCAGAGGTGTGCATCCTGGAGTTACCACCTTCCCATAACTTAATCTGCCGTTAACTAGTGCGTACCCCAAATCCTCCATGTGCGGTAAGTCCAGTCGACCGAACCTGACAGTAATACCATAGTACGATTCGATACCGCCTAATACAAAAGTGGAAACTTGATCATATAAACACTTCTTAACTGGCAAACCAGTCACCGCTGAATACAAGGCGTCCGCCCTCTCTTTGTCCTGCAGTTCATAGTTGTTTGGTGTCTTAAGATTACGCAACAGACCATACATATTTTTTGTATTATGTATTAACAAATACTCGCCCCAATACCAGCACGTTGTGGCAAACAAGGATTCAAATACTGGTAAGAAGAAATCGTTTGTGTCCCTCTTGTATTGGTTTAATGCATCCAACGTGGTCGCAATACCCTCACCAGACAACATCTGCGGGACAGCCGCTCTCATAAATCCAGGTCTAGGTAGTACTAGCCGCCTTGTCAAGTGTGACCACCAATGTGCTTCAACAGTCTCACACCCGGGTTGTGCCAGCCAGTAGCGCATTTGCTGTCTGGCTTCATACGCATCTTCATGAACCCTATGGTTCCGAATGTACTTGAACAAGACTGTTTTAAGCTCTGCCACGTTAAAATCAAATTGTATGTTTAAGTCGTCGGAGATTTTAATATACCTAATTTTTTGTTCGGATAAACCTAAGTCTACGTCTTGATCTATTAAAAATGGCGTATTACGTAGATTCCCGTTCATCATTTTATTTAATATAGCTACTTCTTTCATTGT